GAAGCTGCTCATGCCGACAAATGCGCCATCCTCGCCGATCCAGCGGTCCCAGCCTTGTTTCACCGCCGCCTCAATGCCCACCCGCATTGTGCCGCGCCCGATGACGGCGGCGCGATAGGCGGCGTCTTGCTGTTCGAACAATTCCCAGCACGGCATCGACACCACCGCCGTGGCAATGCCCTCCGCTTCCAGCACAGCGCGGGCTTCCATTGCCAATCCGACTTCCGAACCGCTGGCCAGAAGTGTGACGGCGCGCGGGCCGGATGCGGCCTCGTGCAGCACATAGGCGCCTCGCAGCGACAGATTTTCGTGGGCATTATAGCGCACAGGCGTCAGCGCCTGTCGTGAGCAGACCATAGACGACGGGCCGTTCCGACGCAGCAGGGCGGCTTCCCAGCATTCGGCGGTCTCCACCGCATCGGCGGGGCGGAAGACGGCCATGTTGGGCATGGCGCGCAGGGCTGCGAGATATTCTACCGGTTGATGAGTCGGCCCGTTGCGGCCGATGCCGATGGAATCGTGACTGTAGATGGTGATCACCGGCAAGCCCATCAGGGCCGACATCCGCAACGCCGGGCGCATATAGTCGGAGAACACCAGATAGGTCGCTCCCAACGGCAGCATCCCGCCATGGGCGACGATGCCGTTCATCATCGCCCCCATCGCGTGCTCGCGGATGCCGTAATGCAAATAGCGCCCGCCGCGATTGTCTGGCGTGAAGGCTTCCAGTGCCTTCTTCACCCCGGTGGGGCCTTCCAGATCGGGGGCACCTGAGAACAATTCGGGGATCACATCGGCGAGCAGGGCCACGATGGACTGGGTGATCTCGTTGGATGAAATCGCCAGCGGTTTGGCGGCAAGCGTGGCGCGGTATTCGGCCAGAGCGTCTTGCCAGCCCTGCGGTTTATCCCCCGCGAACATCCGCGCAATCTCGGCCTGCTTCTCGGCGGGGAGGGCAGCGAGTCTGGCCTGCCACGCGGCATATTCATCCGCATTGCGCCCGGCCGTGCCACTCTGCCACGCCTGAGCCGCATCCAGCGGCACTTCGAACGGCCCGGCATTCCACCCGGCGGCGCTGCGGGCTTCGGTGAGGTCACTCTCAAACACCCGCCCCCCATGCGCACCGCGCTTGCCCTCCAGACGCGGCAATCCTTTGCCGATGATGGTGGCACAGGCGATCATCGTGGGGCGCGGATCGGCGTGGGCCAAAGTGAGAGCGGCGGAGACCTGTTCGACATCATGGCCATCTGCATCCATCACCTGCCAATTGGCGGCGCGGAACCGGGCGCGGACGTCTTCGGAGATCGAGATATCCGTCGAGCCGTCATCGGTGATGCGGTTGTCGTCCCACAGGAACGTCAGATGGCCGAGTTGCAAATGGCCAGCCAGCGAGATCACCTCATGCGCCACGCCCTCCTGCAAACAGCCATCGCCAACGAAGGCGTAAGTGCGGTGATCGATGACCCCGGCCCCCAGCGTGGCACGCAGCCATTCTTCGGCGACGGCCATGCCAACGGCGTTGGCAATGCCCTGGCCGAGCGGGCCGGTGGTGGCTTCGATGCCGTGTTCGGGGGCGAATTCCGGGTGGCCGTGGGTGTTGGAGCCCAGGACGCGGAAATTCTTGATCTGCTCCAACTCCATCCCCGGATAGCCGGACAGATTCAGCACTGCATAGAGCAGCATCGAGCCATGCCCGTTGGAAAGCACGAAGCGGTCGCGATCCGGCCATGTCGGGTTGGATGGGTTGTTTTTGAAATGCCGGGTGAACAACGCCACGGCCATATCGGCACAGCCCAACGGTGCGCCGGGATGGCCATCCGTGGCGCGCTCAATGGCGTCGAGCGAGAGAAAGCGGATGGCGTCGGCCATATGGCGGTCGAGAATGGTGTTCATTTCAAATGCGCTCGCAATGACGAGAGTGGGTTAATTGGCAGGCAGGAAACCCGTCGAAATCCACGGAATGGCGGCCACCAGGATGAGGCCGACAAGGAGGGCGAGCATGTAGCCGACGATGGGTTTCATCCCCTCATCCGGGTTCACGCCGCCAATGGCCGTGGCACAGTAATAGCCAACGCCAAACGGCGGAGAGAAAAGGCCCAAGCCCATCGAGAGGATCACCACCATCGCGTAATGCACCTCATTGATCCCCATTGTCCGCGCAATCGGGAACAGCAGCGGGCCGAACAGCACGATGGAAGGGATGCCTTCCAGCACCGAGCCAAGCACGATGAAGCACAGGATGGAGACGATCATGAACGTCACCGCCCCACCCGGCAGGCCTGCCATCGCATGCGCCAGCTCCTGCGAGAAGCCGGATTGCGTCAGCGACCACGCCATGCCGGTGGCGGCACCGATGATCAGCAGAATGGCACCCGACAGAGCGGCTGTGTCGATCATCATCGGGATCAGGCGACGCCAGGCGAAGCGGCGATAAACCAACAGGCCGATGACCATCGAATAGACGATGCCGATGGTGGACACCTCCGTTGCCGTCGCCACACCTTCCATCACCGCGCCGCGAATGACGAAGGGTAGGGCGATGGCAGGGGCTGCGGCGATCGCCGTGAACAAGACCGTCCGCGCACTCGCCCGCTTGATGTGGCTGACATCCTCATGCCGATAACGCCAACGCACCAGCGCACACAGAGCGATGCCAAGCACGATGCCAGGCAGCATGCCGCCGGTGAACAGAGCGGCAATCGAAACGCCCGTCACCGACCCGATGGTGAGCAGCACCAGCGAGGGCGGGATGGTCTCGGTTTGCGCACCAGTGGCGGCGAGCAAGGCCACCAAATCGCCCTTCTTTGCCCCACGCGCCACCATTTCCGGGAACAGCACTGGGGTGATCGCCGCCATGTCGGCAGCTTTCGAGCCGGAAATGCCGGAGACGAGATACATCGCCCCCACCAGCACATAAGACAGCCCGCCCTTCACATGGCCGAGCAGCGAGGCGAGGAAGGCCACCATCGTGGTCGCCATGCCGGTCATCTCGATCATCTGGCCGAGGAAGACGAACAGCGGCACGGAGAGCAGGATAATGTGACTCATCCCCTCATCCATCCGCCCCACTTCGACGGCCAGCGGCACGCCGGTGGTCAGCGACAGGTAGCCGACGGTGGCAATGCCGAAGGAAAAGGCAATCGGCACGCCCGCGAACACGCCCGCCGCGACGACGCCGACGAAGAAGATCAGCAGATTGAGATTGCCCAGCGGCTTCAGGCTGGGACCTGCCATCCAGGCCAATCCGGTCAGCACGGCAAGCCCTGCGCAGACGCCCAGAATATGCTTCAGCGAAGCTATCCGCAGCAGCCGCAACACCGAGAACAGCGCCATCAGAGCGATGCCCACCGGCAGCGCTAAGGCCTGCCATGTTGAGGCGATGTCCAAAGCGGGCAGGGTGACGAAGCTTTCGTCATCGGCATAATCCAAGCCGGGATGGATTACTGCGAGCAGGAAAATCAGCGGGGCTGCGGCAGCCAGCGTGTCGAGCACGGTGCGCATTGCCGGGCTGGCCTTGGAGACCAACGCCGTCATCCGCATATGTTCGCCGCGTTGCAGTGCGATCACCGAGCCGAACATCGCCAGCCAGATGAACAACACTTCGGCCAGTTCGTCCGACCAGGCGATGGGCATGCGGAAGCCATAGCGCGCGATCACGCCCGCCAGCAGCACGACGATCTCGGCCAGCACCAGCAGGGCGGCGGGGTATTCCACCGCCCTGATCAGCATTGTCTCAACGCGCCCCACCACGCGCTGCCAACCGGCGCTGGCAATCGCTGTCTGCGGGGGCAGAGTGTGGGGCGCGTCCATCGGCGTCAGCCCAACTTGCCGACGGAGGCTTCGAGCAGGCCCCAGGCCTCGTCGCCGAACTTCGCCTTCCAATCGGCGTAGAAGGTGCTTTGGGCCAGTTTGGCGCGGAACAATTCGCGGTTCGGGTCGACGAAGGTCATGCCTTTCGACGTCAGGTCGTTGCGCAGGCTGACGGACAGCGAGGCGATGTCGCCACGTTCGGCGAGGCCCGCATCGTTCAACTCGCGCGACACAATGGCCTGCACATCGGCGGGAAGTGCCGCCCAGGCGCGGCGATTGGCGAGCGGCACGTAGCCGTCCCACACGTGGCCGGTCATCGAGACGTATTTCTGCACCTCATACAGGCGGGCCGAGGCTGTGATCGCCAGCGGGTTCTCCTGGCCTTCGACCACTTTGGTCTGCAAGGCCGAATACAACTCGTTGAAGTTGATCGGCGTGGCACCAGCGCCCAGCGTTTTGAACACCGAGGTCAGCATTGGCGCGGGCGGGACACGGATCTTGAAGCCCACCAAATCGTCCGGCGTGTTGATCGGCTTGGTGGACGAGGTGATCTGGCGGAAGCCGTTATCCCACATCTTCGACGGCGCGATCAGCCCGGCCTTGGCAATCTGAGCCGCAATATGCGCGCCCAGTGCCCCATCCATCGCGGCCCAGACATGGGCGTAGTCGGGGAAGGCGAAGCCGGTGTTGGTGATCCCGGCCACCGGCACCAATGTCGCCAGAATTGAGGTGGCGAGGTTGAAGAATTCCACACCGCCGGAGCGCACCTGCGCGAGCAGATCGGTGTCCGAACCCAGCTGATTGGCCGGGAACAGCTTCATATCGACGCGGCCATGGGTGGCCTCGCGGATTTTGTCGATCGCTTCCTGCGCACGGATGTTGACCGGATGGGTCGGGTCTTGGCCGGTGGCGTATTTGTAGTTGAACTCGGCTGCGTTACCACGGCGGCTGATGATGGTCAGCATGGGCAAAGCGGCGGCGGCACCGAGCAGCGCTCGGCGAGAAAAATTCTTCGTTTTCATTGGTTTCACTCCCTTTCGTGCTCTTCTCGCGCCATGGGGGGGGGCGTTTACCCACCCCATGGAGCGTGAAGAGGCTTCATTCTCGACCTTGCAGGCTGCGATAGGCACGGATCACCTGGCTGTCATCGATCGCACCGAGGCCGCGACCGGAGACGGACAGGAACAATTGGTGTGCGACAGCGGCCAAGGGCAGCGCGGTCTTCGCGCCGTGCCCGGCTTCGAGCACGATGGTCAGATCTTTGACGAAGATATCAATCGCACTCGTCACCGGCGGGTTGGCCTGCAACATGCGCGGGCCGCGATTGCTCAGCATCCACGATCCCGCAGCAGACCCGGAGACGATGTCGAACATCGCGTCCATATCCAGACCGAGCTTCTCCGCCAGCGACAATGCCTCGGCAGCGACTGCGATATGCACGCCGCACATCAACTGGTTCACCGCCTTGGCCGTGGCTCCCTGGCCTGGCTCACTGCCCACGCGAACGATCTTGCCGCCCACCTTGTTCAGCACCGGCATGGCGAGTTCAAACGCCGCATCGGAGCCGGATGCCATGATCGTCAGCGAGCCGGATTCAGCCCCCACCACGCCGCCGGAGACCGGCGCATCAATGAACAGGCGACCAGTGGCTTCAACCTGCTTGGCCAATTTCACCACGCCTTCCGGCGGGCAGGTGGCCGAGACGATCACCACGGCACCCGGTGCGAGCGCGTCGAGCGCACCGGCGTCGAACAACACGCTTTCGGCCTGCGGCAGGCTGACCACCATCAGCATCACCGCATCGGCTCCGGCACAGGCCGCAGCAGCCGAGTCGGCAGACTCGCCACCCACTTCGATCAGCGTTGCCGCTGCACCGGGGCGGAGGTCGAAACCGCGCACATTATATTGTGATTTCGCCAGATTCCGTGCCATGGGCAGACCCATCGCGCCAAGCCCAACGAAGCCGATTTTTGTTACAGCCATGATCTCACCTGTCTGAAAATTTCCGAGGTGGAGATACCATAGCGGTCGTGCAGGGTCGGCAAGGCCCCAGCGTCGAGGAATGCGTCCGGCAGGCCAATCTGTTTGAACACCGGATGCACACCGGCCCGCATCAGCACACCTGCGGTGGCCTCACCGAGACCGCCGACGATGGTGTGATTTTCCGCCACCACCACCAAACGACCCGGCTTGGAGGCGGCAGCGATGATGGCATTGACGTCGAGCGGCTTGATCGTCGGCACGTGCAGCACGGCGCAATCGATGTTGTCCGCGCGCAGCGCTTTGGCGGATTCCAGCACGCGCATCGTCATCAGCCCGGTGGAGATGAACAGCACGTCTGTCCCGTCCCGCAGCAGGGCGGCTTTGCCGAGTTGGAATTTGTAGTCGTATTCGTTGAGCACCAGCGGCACATTGCCGCGCAGCAGGCGCATATAGACCGGGCCGGGATGATCGGCGATCTGCGGCACGGCCTGCTCAATGTCGAGCGCGTCGCAGGGGTCGATGATCGTCATGTTCGGCAGGCCACGGAAGATCGCCAAATCTTCAGTCGCCTGATGGCTAGGGCCGTAGCCGGTCGTCAGGCCCGGCAGGGCGCAGATGATCTTCACTGGCAGGTTTTCTTCGGCAATCGCCATGCAGATGAAGTCATACGCACGGCGGGCGGCGAAGACGGCATAGGTGGTGGCGAACGGGATAAAGCCCTCGCGCGCCATGCCCGCAGCGGAGGCCATCAGCAACTGTTCGGCCATGCCCATCTGGTAGAACCGGTCAGGATGCGCTTGGGCGAAGATGTGCAGATCGGTGTATTTCGACAGATCGGCCGTAAGCCCGACAATGTTGGGTCGCGTCTTGGCGGCTTCCACCAGTGCATGACCGAACGGGGCCGATTGGGTGGCCTGATCGGCGCCTGCGATGGAGGCGATCATGGCCGAGGTTTTCAGCCGGGTTTGCGCCGGATCGGCCTTCGGGAAAATGCGCTTGATGGTCATGCTGCGAACTCCGCATCCAGGGCGGCAATCGCCTTGTCCCATTCGTCCTCATCCACCCGGATGAAGTGGTTCTTGTCGCGTGACTCCAGGAAGGAGACTCCCTTGCCCATCAACGTGTCGCAGATGATCACGCGCGGCTGCTTGCCGGTGTGGTTGCGGGCTGCGTCAAAAGCGGCGACGACGGCATCGAGGTCGTTGCCGTTCACTCGCTGGGTGTGCCAGCCAAAGGCGCGGAATTTGTCGTGCAGTGGCTCGGCGGAGAGCACGCGCGAGGATGGGCCGTCCGCCTGCTGATCGTTCACGTCCACAATCGCAATCAGATTATCGAGCTGCCAATGGGCGGCGGACATCGCGGCTTCCCAGGTGGAGCCTTCGCCCAATTCGCCATCCGACATCAGATTATAGATGAAAGCCGGGTTGTTCTTGCGCTTCAGCCCGAGGCAGCCGCCGACGGCAATCGGCAAGCCCTGGCCGAGCGAGCCGCCGGTGATTTCCATCCCCGGCGTGTAGCTGGCCATGCCCGACATCGGCAGCGGGCTGTCATCGCCGCCTTAATTCATCACTTCGTCCCGGTCGATCACGCCGACTTCAACCAAGGCCGCATAGAGGGCGATGGCGTAGTGGCCGATGGAAAGATAAAACCGGTCGCGGCCTTCCCATTCCGGCTCAGCCGGGCGGATATTCATCGCGTGGAAATACGCCACGGCTAAGACGTCCGCTATATCGAGCGCCTGCGCGATATAGCCCTGCCCCTGCACCTGACCCATCTGCAACGCCGTGCGGCGGATGCGATAGGCTTTCTCGGCGAGGCCCTGGTTGTGTCCGGCGGTGCTCAATGGATCAGCATCCCGCCATTGACGTCGATGACGTTGCCGGTGAGGTAGGCGGAGAGATCAGAGGCCAGAAAAAGGAAGATATTCGCCACGTCCTGCGGAACGCCGAGGCGGTTCAATGGAATACCTTCAAGGATTTTAACGCGGTTCTCGTCCGAGATTTTGCCCGCGTTGATGTCGGTCTGGATCAGGCCGGGAGCGACGCAGTTGACGCGCACATTGAAGCCCCCAAGTTCACGCGCCATCGCTTTGGCGAGGCCCAATACGCCCGCCTTCGCTGCCGAATAATGCGCGCCACCCAGAATGCCGCCGCCGCGCTGGGCAGAGACCGAGGACATGCAGGCGATGGAGCCGCCGTGGCGTGATTTCATGTGCGGCATCACGGCTTGCGACATGAACAGCACGCCCTTCAGATTCACATCCTGAATGCGCTGCCAATCGGCTTCCGAGATGTCCCACACCTTCACCGGCTGGGTGATGCCGGCGTTGTTGATCAGGATGTCGAGATGGCCGAAGGCGGCGATCACTTCATCCACCGCGCGCTGGCAATCGGCGCGGTCGGTGACGTTGCAGGCGATGCCGATATTGCCGTCGCCGAGTTCGGCAGCAGCCCGCTTGGCACCCTCACCGTCGAGATCGAGAATGGCCACGCGGCCACCTTGGGCGACGAAGGTCTTGGCGGTTGCAAAGCCAATTCCGCGCGGACCGGCGCCGCCGGTGATGATGGCTGTTTTGCCCTGGATGTGCCCCGAACGTTGATATTGGAAATCCGGGATAGGGCGGGATGAGGCGAGAAATAGCGGGATTTCTGCGGGGTTGCGGGTGGTGAGGGGGTGGCGCGCTGAATTTGGAAATTGGGGGTGAAGGGGCGATTTGGTAGAGAGGTTTTGGAAATCGACCCCGGACACGTGAATGCGTTCAGAAGGGTTCTCGAAGGCGTTCAGAAGGTGTTCGCGGATCATTTTGGGCAACCGTAGACGATGAATGGCGGGTCATCATCCTTGTGGTTGTCGGCACCCTTCGGCGGACATGGAATTGGGGGAATGTTCCTGTTCCACGGTGCTTTTGGGTCATCTTCATCAACAACGTCGATCATATTAGAAATATTTTGCGCTCTTTGAAGAAGGGTTGCCAAAACAACACTGCTCATATTTACGCAGTCATATTGCAAATGCCGTTCATCCGTATTTTCGATCTCAGCCGATCCGGTGAGTAAAATCGCCATACGCCAAGCACACGCATGAAGCATGTTTAAAGATATACCTTCAACATGCGGGTCTTCATATGCTCCGTAAGAATGGTTGTGTGAGAAAAAGAAGGCGATATTGCGCCAGCTAACCAATCTACCAGCAAATGCATCCGCATAGTCTTCAGAAAAATCCTTCTGACCAAGTTTGCACATCTCAAAATTATCATCTTTATATTTGTTGCATGAGACAAAAAATTGCTCAGCTTCCTTTAGCTTTTGTGGAGAACGAACCTGTGCATTGGCTGACGTAGCCGTAAGAAGAGCAAGCGCCGCTGCAATAATAACTCGACGCATATCAATTCTCCTCTTTAATGCTTTTCTCGGAAGAGAATGAGACGGTTAGCTCAACGCGGACGACTACAACTTCCGAGAAGCTGCATCGGTCTTCAGGAGGCGTATCTCGTTCCATTCTATTGACAGAATCGGATATTATAGACGCTATTACATCGGGTTCCATTGTTCGTTCCTGCGTGAGAATTATGACTTGGTCCCGATTTTGCGACCGGATACATGGATAATTCTGACAAGACACGCTTCAAGAGTCGATGGCTTCACGAAAAAGTTTAGAACAAATCACGAACTTTCTTTGCTTAGTGTGTCATAGGTCAGGAGCATGACCTGAACCAGCTCACGCATGGTGGGTTTTCCCCCGGCGTCGGCAAACATCGTCTGGGCGGCCTGTAAAGCGGCAGCCATGCGGTCAACATTGATCGAACTGAATGCCGTTCTAGGCGCGGAATTCTGCGGCTTTTCCGATGCTATGGGCGCGGAAGGTGGCAGTCCGGACATTGGCCCCTCGCCGGTGGCGAGCCAATCCACGTTGACGCCGCAAGCGCGCGAGAGAGCGACGAGGCTTGTCGCCTTCAGATCGCGCCCAGCGAGATAGCCATTGAGCGTACTCAGCGGGACCGACGAACGGGATGCTACGACCTGGTTACCGCCGGCCTGCTTGATTGCCGACCGAAGCCGCGAAATCCGGTCATCGACTTCCGAGATCTCGGCCTGAACCTGGAAGTCTCCAACATCCTCATTGTCAAACTTCCGAGTTCCGTTTTCGGTAGACATTTCAACGTCCTAGTCAAAAATTATGGCGACTTCTGAGATTTTTAACTCGGAAGTGCCCAAACACGCTTGCGACGCATTCCAAAAGCGGTATTCTACCCTAACAAACGGCTCAACAAAGCTTCGGAAGCATAACGCTTTTGGGCTTGCTGGTGAAGGACGCTCATTTTGGCGCGCATCCCCCTCGGGTGGCATCCCGAAGACATCAAGGCCCGCCTCCGCGCGACGTATGGGCCGATCACCACGCTGTCGGAGACGTGGGGCTTCGGCCGCAATGCGATCACCCTGACCCTGAAGCGTCACGACTATTCGCAGAGGGTCGAGAAGCAGATTTCCAAGGCTCTGGACGTGCCTTTGCACGAATTGTGGCCCGCCCGCTGGTCGCCGGAAGGGGAGCCCTGTCCGCGTTCCAACACGTTCGACCCTATCCGGGTGCCTCCCCGTCCCACCAGTCAAAACGCGAGGGCTGCCTAAATGGAAGTCGTGACATTACGCGTTGACCAGATCGACGCGGTTGGTCGCATTCGCTCGGTGGATGACGACTATGCCCGGATGATCGGCGTCAACATGGCGCAGAAGGGGCAGAACCAGCCGATCTTGGTGCGCCCGGCTGAGAATGGCCGGTTCCGGCTGATCGATGGTGCGCACCGTCTGCGCGGGGCGCAGCTCACTGAGCCGCCGATGGAGATGATCCATGCCATCGTGCGCAGCTTGTCCGACGATGAGGCGGATTTGGCGGAGATCGATGCCAATCTGGTGCGGCACGATCTGAACGAGTTGGACCGATGCGAATTCCATCGCCGCCGCCAGGAAATCTGGAAGCGACTGCACCCGCTGGGCGAAAAACCGAAACGGGGTGTTAACGACGACAAATTTGTCGTTTTGCTGCGCACCTACTCGAAGGCGACCGCCGAGAGGCTCGGAGTGAGCCAGCGCACCGTGCAGCGCCTGATCGAACGCGGCGAGCACATATCCCCCGAAGTCAAACGTTTGCTCGGCGGAACGCCCTACGCGAACAGCGGCGTGACGCTCGAAGCGTTGGCAAAAATGGACAGTGTTCGGCAGTTGGCGGTCGCCCAGAAGCTGGTCTGGCATTGGGAAGCGCGGAGCGAGACGCTGCCGGTTGCCGAGGCAAAGAAGGCCGTCGATGGCGTGGTTGAGGGGCGCGACGATCCGGCAGACCTCGTCGAGAGGGACTTCTACAAGCTGAAGAAGCTCTGGAAGCATGCCGACATCTCGGCGAAGCGCCTGTTTCGCGAATTCCTGGCGCGGGAGCGGGTGTGATGGCAGCTCATGACGTTGCTTCGTACCTGCGGTGCGTTGCGCATCGCTTCAGCAACCTCGGACCGGGCGAAAACCCGCTCTGTAAAACTGGCTGGGATCGTGCCCAGGCCGATGCGGTCTTTTTGTGTGAGCTTGCCGATAAGATTTCCGCCGCCAATGGCGCTTATGCACGCAATTTGCGGCGCATAGCGGTGTCTCTGCAGGCGCTTGAAGTCGGGCCGAACCGCCTTTCGAGTAACAGCGCCAACCTCGTGCTGAACTCGTGCGATTGGCTGCTCGATCTCGCCGATGGCATCGACGACAAGCCCGCACGCAGCCGCCAATACAGTGTCGTTGCGATGACGCGCCAGAGGATGTCGCGGCTGACGACGGGGGTGCGGCCATGAGCGGCCCATCTCGCAACATCGTTGTCCCGATGAATTACGGCGAGCTGTTTGCTGCCGTCGTGGCGCTGGGCGTCTTCATCGACTGCGCGGATACGCTGCCCGAGGCCGCGCAGAACCGTAGGGCCTATCTCGCGACCGTTCAGACTGCCTCCGTCGTCCGTGACCGTTTGCGGGCCGCGATGGCTCAGGGAGCACTCTCATGAACGCCCTTAAAGCAATTCAGCTGCTGGACCGGCTCTCGCCGATGCCTTTGCGCACTGACCTTGATGTCGAGGCAGGGGTGATCTTTGGCGTCGACGGTGATCCTTTGATCGCCGTCGATAGCTTCCAAGACCGCGAACTGACGGACGAAGAGGTCCATATCATCGCCTCTGTGGTCGCAGTCGCCGTCAACGAGTGGACGGAGCGTAACCGGCTGATCATCGCGGAGAATTATGAAGAGCGGGCCACCGTGATGCTCGATCATGCGGATGCCAATAACCCGCACGCCATCTATGAATCGAACTGCATTCCGGCACCGGATAGCCCATTACGGGCGGGAAATCCGGGCGGTGCGATGGGCATCGAATGCCGCCAGGATGACGATCAGCGTCGGCCTTTCACGCCGCAATCAAAGCCGATTGTGCCGCGTACGACGCCGCTCCCCCCTGAGTGGCAGGCGCAGGTAGACGTGGGCCGTGCCCACTTAGCGCGGATGCGTGGGGAGTTGCTTACTCCAGAGCAGGTTTCTTTGCTCGCGGCTTACGACGCGGAGCAGGCGGTTCAGGCGGCGTCGAAGGCAATCTCAGCAGAAACTGCAGAATGTCTTCCAGATGTCCCCGACGACGTGCTTCTGCATCGTAGAGGAGCTGTCGTGGCGCGACAAAATCCTGAAACGCTGCTCGGTCAAATGGGGACTCATCCATGCGAGCGATGATGCACCCCCGCATTTCTTCATGCGGGATGATCCCCTTCATGACGAGCATATCGACGAGGTCGGTGACCATCGTCACTGCGAATGTGGCGTCACCCAGCGCGATTGCTCTGGGGTCTGGCGATCCTTTGGGCATCTGCGCGCTCCTCACTGAAGCGTCCAGCTTCCATGGCGTCGGCCGAGTCCCGCAAGCATCGACAGTGGAGGCCATCTAACCATGCCCCCCCCCGACCCTCGCCAGCAGACCCTGCTTGACTGGACGCCACCGGCGCCGGTGCCGCGTTTTGAGGAAGCGAAGATCCGCGCCCAGACCATTGGGGATCGCATTGCGCGGGCGGTGTCCGAGGCGATGAAGGAGAGCGGGGCCTCGCGGGAGGTGTTGGCGGAAAAGATGGGCGCGTTCCTCGGCGAGACGGTGCCGAAAAACATGCTCGATGCTTACGCGTCACAGTCGCGCGCCGAACACGTGATCAACCTCGTGCGCTTTGTTGCGTTGCTGCATGCGACGGGCGACCAGCGGCTGCTGAACGCGATTGCCGAAATGTTCGGATGGGCGGTGATCGAGCAGAAATTCGTGCCGCTGATCACCGCGACCATCCTGCACGCCAAAGAAGATGAACTGCGCGACAAGCGCAAAGAGCTGCTGGCGCAGGCCAGACGGCAGGGGGCGATATGACCCGATCTATCCTCGTTCAGGAGTGGTTTTCGGCTGCCGAGTTGGCCGCTCTTGGGCTGCCGGGGCTGCCCGGCACAGCGCGCGGGGTCAGCCTGAAGGCAGATGGCGAAGGCTGGGCTGAGCCTAACCAACAGGGCGTCTGGTGGCGTGATCGTGCCGGGCGTGGCGGCGGAGTGGAGTATCATTTGTGTGTGCTGCCGACATCGGCGCAAGCCAAGCTGACGCTTGATCTGACGATCACGAGCGAGCGCAAGGGCGAGTCCGCGCCGGATGAGAGTGCCTGTGCCGACCGCTGGCGGTGGTTTGAGCGGTTGACGGACACGAAGAAAAACAGCGCCCGCGCTCGGCTGGAGATCCTGCACACGATCCGCGAGTTGACCAATGCGGGCGTTCAGAAAGTGGCGGCGGTCAAACAGGTGGCGCGGCTGAAGAATGTCTCGCCATCGAGCATCTATGGGTGGGAGGCGCTGGTGCACCGCGTGCCGCGCTCCGACTGGCTGCCGTTTCTGGCTCCCCGCCATGTCGGCCAGACCGCTGCGAAGTGCGAATTCGACCCGGCTGCCTGGGATTGGCTTTGCAGCGAATATCTGCGGAAAGAGCAGCCGAAGCTGTCGGCCTGCTATCGCCGGTTGCAGGTGGCGGCCACGCAGAAGGGGTGGGCAATCCCCACTGAGCGGACCGTGCTCAACCGCATCCGGGCGTTGCCGCAGGCGGTGGTTGTGCTGGGGCGCGAGGGTGAGCGCGGGCTGGACCGCATGATGCCGACGCAGCACCGCGACCGTTCGACGCTGCATGCGATGGAAGCGGTGAATGCCGATTTCCACACATGGGATGTGTTTGTGAAATTTCCCGATGGCGTTGTCGATCGCCCGTCGATGATCGCGTTGCAGGATATCCATTCGGGCAAGATCCTGGCATGGCGCATCACCCGCAATCCCAATCGCTGCGCGGTGCGGTTGGCCATCGGCGACATGGTCGAGCATTACGGCATTCCGCGCCATTGCGTGCTCGACAACGGCCGTGAATTTGCCTCGAAGTGGATAACGGGTGGCACGCCAAACCGGTTTCGCTTCAAGGTGCGCGACGACGAGCCCAGCGGGTTGCTGGTGCAGCTCGGTGTCCAGGTGCATTGGGCGACGCCATATCGCGGCCAGTCCAAGCCCATCGAGCGCGCCTTCCGCGACATGGCGGGCGACATCGCCAAGCACCCGGCCTTCGCGGGGGCCTACACGGGCAACAGCCCGCTCACCAAGCCAGAGAATTACAACAGCGCCGCCGTGCCGTTCGAGACATTCTTGCGCGTGCTGGAGGTGGAGATCGCGGCGCATAATGCGCGCCCAGGTCGACAGGGTGGCATCTGTGCGGGGCGCAGCTTCGATCAGGTGTTCGCTGAGAGCTATGCCTCTGCGAAGATCATCAAAGCAGTGCCTGAACAGCGGCGGCTGTGGCTGCTCGCCGCCGAGGCGCGGCGGGTGAATAGCCTGACCGGCGAACTTGAACTCATGGGAAATTACTACTTTGTCGATGCTCTGCATGAGCATCGGGGCAAGAATGTTGTGGTCCGCTTCGATCCGGACCGGTTGCAGCAGCCCGTCCATGTCTACCGGTTGGATGGGGTTTACATCGCCGAAGCCCCGTGCCGGACCAAGACCGGCTTTCTGGACGCTGACGCTGCCCGAGAGTCCATCCGCAACAAGACCGTCGCCAAGCGGGCGATCCGGGTGGCGTTGGCGGCGCAGAAGAAGCTCACGCCTGCTCAGCTGGCCGATGTGCAGGCTGAGCCATTACCGCAGCAGCAGCTGGACGCTCGCGTGGTGGAGCTGCGCTTCGGCAACACCATTCGCACGGTCGCTGCCGAGCCCGAGCTGGCCGAGCCCTCCGATTGGGATCTCGCATTGCTGCGCCAGGGACGTCCCCGGCTGGTGCGCGGCGAATAACTCACACGCTTAATCCAGGAGACCATAATGAGCGAGACTGCCGAACTTAGCCGCCCGATTGCCGCGCTGCTGCCTGGGCCGATCCCCGATGATCGACCGGATTACGACACGCTGATCGAGATGACGCATACGGCGATGATCGAGGACGGCCTGAGCCAGAACGCTGCGGCGCACCAGATTGGCTATAAAAGCCCGACGATCAGCGCGTGGTTGAACAAGAAATATGTGACCGGCAACGTCGATAACATCTGTGCCGGGGTCTGGCGCTGGCTGAAAGCGCGGGGGGATAGCCGCAAGCGGCATGTGGCCCGGCGTACGCAAAGCTTCGTGGAGACGAACGCGGCGCAGATCGTGGCGAACGCGCTGCACCGCGCGCAGTTCGAGCCGCTGATGATCACCATCACGGGCGATCCTGGGGTGGGTAAGACGTCGGCGATGCGGGAATATCAGCGCACCCACAACAACGTCTTCCTGTTCACCGCCTCGGTGTTGGTGGCCAGCCCCAAGGCGATCATGGGGCTGATCTGCGATGAGCTGAAGATCCTCGAAGGGGCACCCTATACGCGGCCGAAGAAGATCGGGGCGACGTTGGCCGGGCGCGATGCACTGATTGTCATCGACGAAGCGCAGCATTTGAGCATGCCTGCGATTGATCAGTTGAGGTCGTTGTATGATGACCCGCGTTGCAGCGTCGGCATCGTGCTGGCGGGCAATTATATGGTGCGGCGCAATCTGACGCCTGGGGCGGCGGGCACGCTGTATGCCCAGCTGACCAGCCGTATCGGCTGGCACGTCGACCTGAAATGCTACGGCTCGGATGTGGACCGCATCCTCGATGCTGAAGGCATCGTCAGTGAGGACGCGCGTAAGCTGCTGCGCTTAACCGCTGCCCAGCCGGGCGCGCTGCGTTCGGTAGATATGGTGCTGCGCGCAGCGCACATCCTGGCCGGCACCGAGCAGGCGGCGGACGTGACCTATGAGCACATCCGCACCGCCCATCAGCAGCGTCACCAGCAGCTCGGGGGGGCTGCGTGATGCAATCGCTGCCCATTGAGGCGATCCGCAAGGCGTTCATCGCATCGGATGATCCGGTGATCGATATGGTCGCCTTTCTGCTCGATGCCACCGAGATCGATGCGATGATCGCAGCCGTTGTTGTGGCGCAGATTGAGACCGGGTGGACGCTGCTGCCCCCTGCTCTGTCATCACATGCCACGCAGTTTAGGAGGGTGCTCAAACAGCGCGCCTCCCGCATGGGGCGTGCCCCCGCATGATCCCGCCGCGCACCCCCCTCTGCCGTCGCTGTGACGATGCGGGATACGTCGGTGCGCGCGAAACGCTGGACGCCTGCCCGGATTGCACCGAGCGGGCGGAGGTTATGTGGCAGGCCAGCAAGGGCCTCATGCCGATTTCCAACGACAGACAGCCGCGTCAGTTCGACGCCGCGAAGATGAGGAGGGCGTGATGGCGAAGCCGAAGAAAGTGAAAGCGCAGGCGCAGGTCGGCATCATGCAGAGCCGGGATGAGGTGATCACTGCGGTCGCCCAGATCGGCGAGCTGGTGCGTGAGCGCACGCGGATTGAGGCCGCGATGAATGACGAGCTGGCGGTGGTCAAAGCGAGGTTTGAGACTGAGGCGCAGCCGCATGGCGAGCGCATCACGGCACTGACGTTTGGTGTGCAGGCGTGGTGTGAGGTCCACCGGATGGACCTCACACAGGGCGGTAAGACTAAGACCGTCTTGTTGCCCACCGGTGAAGTGAAGTGGCGCACCACGCCGCCGAGCGTGTCGATCAAGGGTTCCGATGCAGTGATGCAGCTGCTGCGCGAGAAGCAGCTCACCCGGTTCATTCGGACGAAGGACGAGATCAATAAGGAAGCCATCCTGGCCGATCAGGCCGCCGTGGTCGGCATTGCCGGAATCACGATCAAGCAAGTCGAGGAATTCGTGATCGAGCCGTTCAATTCGCAGCTCGATGAGGTGGCGTCATGAACGCGTCGGTCAATCGTCATCTACCGGGAAAAACGGCCAGGGATCAGGGGGCTCATTCACAATCGCCCAACCCGCTTGAGCCGCCTGTCGGGTTACCATCCGATATGACGGCCCTGACTGGATCCCCGTCCGAGTTATCTGCTCCAGCATACCGCAAGCCAGTTGCGCGAGGTACAACGCCGAAAGAAGAAACAAAGGCTTGTCAACGCCGGGAACTTTACGAAGCAGGGTCTTCCGCCGTGAGGGTGTCGCCTGGAGATAGTTCAGACAGTCCGCCCTATGTTCAGCACAAAACACCAGAACTTTTAGGCCGCTGGGGTAAGCGATTGCGTCAAATATTCGGTCTAATCCAAACTGTTGGATTTCGTCTCGGATTTCATACTCATGCTTCCGGGCTTCCGCCGCGTAGTGATCAAGATCCATCACCCTCTCCCGCAAACACGCATCCTAGAATTCGTTTCAAAATTGCAGATGCACGAGGAGTCGGGGAAGAATTCTTGGAGCCGGTGTCCCGCGAGCCTGCGCAGAGCGAGACAGAACATCTTCTGTCGCTGGCGCGGAAGTTCGATGATCTTGCCAATGGCTGGGAGGAAGAAGCCTATGCCACGGCGCAGATAGCCGAGCGCGAAAATGCTCTTGGGCGCGCTGCCGCTTGGCGACATGCAGGGGCATTCTTACGTGATCATGCCGATGCGACGAGGCGTCAGGCCTCCCATGGGGTGGCCCCATGATCCCCGCCGAGAAGCGCCGCGCGGATAGGTTGTTCTGGTCATTCGTTCGCGACGTGGTGGTCACTGCGATCATCGTCGTGCTGATCGCAGTGACTATCCAAGCAGCGGATTACGCAATTGCCCTGATGCGCCGCCCTGGGGTGGTCTTCGCTGGAGACCAGAAATGACCACCACCGAGGCGCATCAGGCCGAGCGAAAGACGCTGATCCAGACGATCCATA